AAATAGAATCTCTGTTGACGTAAGGATTCCTCCTTTCTTGCTTCTGATACAAAAAGACTTAGTCTCCAAAGTCCATAAGAAGTACATCCATACAGCCTGGGTTCTTATAAAAAGTATCTGTAAAGCATATAAGAAAGGAGAATAAGTATGGCAGAAAGGAGAAAGAAGTCTGGAGCACGAAGGACAAAAGAAGGTCGCGAGTCATATTTGATAGCGCTGGCAATGGATCAAGCAGAGGAGATGCTTGAAAAACACACTGCCCCTTCACAAATAGTAACACACTTTCTCAAATTAGGAACAGAAAGAGAGAAAGCAACGGTTGAGAAGCTCCGAGCAGATGCAAAACAGTCAGAATCAAAAGCAGAGCAGCTCGAATCACAAAGAAGATATGAAGAAGGTCTTGACGAAGCAATGAGAGCATTCAGAACATATGCAGGAGTTGCTGAAGAAGATGATGAAGAGGATGACTACTATGACTAAGTCATATCTCGAACTTTGCAATATCAAAACTTTCGAAGAGCGCTTTGCCTATCTGCAATTGAATGGTGTAGTTGGGGACCTTACATTCAATGGGCATCGGTATGCAAATCAGAAATTCTATAATTCACCAGAATGGAAGAGAGTTAGGAGAAGAGTTATAATACGAGACAACGGTTGTGATCTTGGGTTAGAAGGTTATGAGATTCATGGAAGTATTCTTATACACCACATCAATCCAATCACAATCGATGATCTCATAAACATGAATCCTGATGTATTCGATCTCAATAATCTTATATGTGTGACGCATGCAACACATAATGCAATACACTATGGGGATGCAGAACTAATACAAACAGGACCAGTAACCAGAACAAAGAACGATACTTGTCTATGGAGGTAAACACAATGAGTGACGTACAGGAAATCAAACAGGAAGAAGTTATGGAAACAGCTGTAGAGTCAGCGGAAGAGAAAGTAGAGGTTAAGGAGACAAAGAGCTCCAAGCAGAAGTCGAAGTCACATACCGGCACAATCACAGGTGCAAAAAATGTAAGATGCAGAAAAGCCCCATCACCGAGCGCAGATATCGCAGTAGTGCTTGAGGAAGGAACCAAGGTAACGATCTTGGAAAAGGTGCCAAAATTCGTAAAGGTTCAGGCGGAGTCATTTAAGGATCCGGTGTATGTAATGAAGGACTACGTAAGAGAGGATTAAGATCATGAAGAATGAAGATAGTATTCTTGATTGCACAAAAAAGAGTTTAGGAATTGATGAAGATGCAACAGAGTTCGATACAGACATCATCATGCTCATTAATTCCGCTCTTAATGTTTTAACTCAGCTTGGTGTAGGGCCAACAGAGGGTTATGCAATTTCATCAAGTGCTGATACATGGGATCAGTTTCTTGGTAATGACCTTAGACTGAACATGGCGAAGTCCTATGTTTTTCTCAAGGTTAAAATGGCATTTGATCCACCAACAGTTGGAGGAGTACTATCTTCATATGCAGAGCAGATCAAGGAGTATGAATCCAGGCTGAACTATGCAGTTGATCCTATTAATACTTTTGATTAGGAGGACTAGTCTATGGAATTAATGCACTATGGCAAAGGCCATGATGATAATCCCCCTGGTCGCGGTTCAGGAAGATATGCATGGGGGTCAACAAAAGCCGATACAAAAATACATGAAAAGAATAAAAAGAAGTTATTAAAAAATAAAGACTACATAGAGTACACAACAAATGCGGATTATAGAAAAGATGCACTTGTAAAAAAAACACAAAAATATCACGATTAACAAAAACTGATGAAAAATTAGATAACCAAAGAAAGTATGTTACATTATCAGAAAATGGTTGGCAAAGCTATACTGGTGACGGTTTTATAGATGGTTTTAATGATGCATATGTTAAAGAATATGAAACAAAAAATCCAATGCTAATAGCAAGTTCTAAAAAAGTAATAGATACAATACTCGATGAATATGGAAAAGAAAATTTTAAAAAATATACAGATGAAATATCCGAGTATTACTATCCACAGCTTTTAAAAGATTTAGATATATCCTATGATAAATATGACTTTGTGGAGGCAGATAAAAATAATACAAAGCAAACATATAATGTTATGAAAAGTCTGTATTTACAAGGTTATGATGCTATGTCTGATATAGTTGATAGATCAATAGGGTATAGCTATGATGATCCAACAATCGTTATAAATCCAGAAAATATACTTAAAGAAGTTGAAACAATAAAGATATATGATAAGGATAAAGGGTATATTTAATATATTAGGAGGACTTTAAAATGTCAACATATGTAATAGCACCGACAGGAGCCGATATAATGCACTTTGGAAAAGGTCACGACGACAATCCTCCTGGAAGAGGAAGCGGACGTTATGCTTGGGGTAGCGGAAATGGTGAAGGCGCTAAGCAAAAAAAAAACAAATATAATTACGGCTCAACAATAGATAAGAAAAAAGACTCCCCAATCGAGGCATATGATAAATTAAAAGCAGACTATAGCAAAGATGCCAATAAAGTAGTCGCATATTTTTTTGGGGCACCAGCAGTAGGGCTTGCAATCACAACTATAGGTGGATTAGCATTAGATGCTATTAACCCAATAGCAGGAGCGGCAGGAGCTGCTGCTGGACTTGCAACTACTTTATATGGAATCGGTAAATCTATCATAGAATCAAATAAAATGGAAAAAGCACTTAACTCAAAGATAAAAGAGTATAATCTTGAGGTTGTTCAATATATAGTTGAAGAAGGGTTTGATATATATCCAGAACAAGTTGGGGATTGGGATCGATTGGGCGAGTATGAACGGCTATTCGACCTAGACATAGAAAGGTAAAAGGAGACGATCACTAACATGTTATCTAATACGGCAACGCCAAAGTATTACGGAGAATTTCGCGATGCCGTATTACATGGTGAAATCCCTGTCAATGAAGAAGTCTCGCTAGAGATGAATCGCATTGACAAACTCATCGCGGATCCAAGAGTCTACTATGATGACCAGGCGGTCAATGGCTGGATAGCTTTCTGCGAGAACGAGCTGACTCTAACAGATGGCTCAGACATGTTCTTACTGGATTCATTCAAACTCTGGGGAGAGCAAGTCTATGGGTGGTATTACTTTGTAGAGAAGAGCATCTACAAGCGATCCAGGCATGGCCACGGACACTATGTAAAGAAGACTGTTAAGAAGAGGCTGGTAAATAAGCAGTTTCTAATCGTAGCCAGGGGCGCAGCCAAGACAATCTATGCCTCAACACATCAAGGCTATGGTCTGACAGTCGACACATCCACAACCCACCAGGTAACATGTGCTCCAACAATGAAGCAGGCTGAAGAAATGCTTGGCCCATTGCAAACAGCAATCATTAGATCACGAGGCCCATACTTCAGATTTCTAACGGAAGGCTCAATTCAAAATACAGCAGGTTCTCGTGCAAATCGAAAGAAACTTGCTGTTACAAAGAAGGGGATTGAGAACTTCTTAACAAATTCATTGCTCGAAGTTAGACCGATGTCTATAGCAAAACTACAGGGATTACAAAATAAATACTCAACAGTTGATGAGTGGTTATCTTGTGATATCCGTGAAGATGTTATAGGTGCTCTTGAACAGGGTGCGTCTAAGGTAGATGAGTACCTCATAATCGCTACAAGCTCTGAAGGAACAATCCGAAATGGAGCCGGTGATACAATCAAGATGGAACTTAGAGACATACTCAAAGGAGAGTATGAAGCTAAGAATGTTTCTATCTGGTGGTATAAACTGGATGATGTCCAAGAAGTTTCCGACCCTGATATGTGGATGAAAGCCAATCCGAACATTGGTAAGACTATAAGCTATGAGACTTACCAGCAGGATGTCGAGAGAGCAGAGAAGGCACCAGCATCAAGAAATGATATCTTAGCAAAGAGATTCGGTATTCCTATGGAAGGCTACACGTACTTCTTTACATATGAGGAGACTCTTTGTCATAGAAGAAGGACATACTGGAAGCTCCCATGTGCTATGGGTGCAGATCTTTCTCAGGGTGATGACTTCTGTGCTTTTACATTTATG